AGTTTTTGATTATGTAAAAGCAAATAACTGGACTAATTAGTAGACAAATTTTTTAGAATGTTTTATTATGTTAAAGGAGATATAAAATGGCACACTTTGCAAAATTAGATGAAAATAACATTGTAACACAAGTAATTACTTTTTCTAATAAAGAAGTTAATGAAAATGGTGGAGATTTATCTGTTCAAGCTGAAAATTTTGTATCAGCTAGACATGGAGGAACTTGGAAACAAACTTCTTATAATAATAGCTTTAGAGGAATATATGCGGGTATAGGATTTACTTATGATTCTACTAAAGATAAATTTATTTCTCCTAGACCAGCTGATTCTTGGACTTTAGATTCAAATGATATTTGGCAACCTCCTGTTGCTTATCCTACTGATTCACAATGTGAATATACATATAATAGTGAATCTTATAGATATATTTTTCCTAGATGGAATGAAGAAACTCAAAAATGGAGATCAGTACATGGAGACGATACTATTTACCAATGGGATGGAACATCTTGGTCTCAAATAACACCTATAATTACTAAAGACGAGGAATTTTAATGGCTAATGCTAATGGAGGTGTTATTGGTGTAAATAATACTCCAGAAAGAGGAGAATTAATAACTGAATTTACCTCTCCTGGTACATTTAATCCAAGTGGTTCAACTGCAGATGTATTAGTTGTTGCTGGCGGTGGAGGTACTGGAGCTAAAAACTCTGGTGGAGGAGGAGCAGGAGGAGTAATTTTTACTCCAGCGCATCCTTTACCTGGTTCAGCTGTACCAGTAACTGTGGGAGCAGGAGGAGCTGGCGGACCAAACGCTCCATCTCCGGACTCACCCGGAGTTGCGGGATCACCTTCTACATTTGGAGCTGCCTCACCTATTTCAGCTACAGGTGGAGGTTACGGTGCAAGTGCTACAGGTAATGGCGATCCAGGTGGATCTGGCGGTGGTGCTGGATATCCAGCTAGTGGAGGCAGCGGAACTCCTGGTCAAGGAAATAATGGTGGTGCAGGAAATATTCCTAATCCACAACACGGCTCAAATGGCGGCGGTGGCGGTAAAGGTGTAGCTGGAACTAACGGAAATCCAGTTGATTGTCCTGGTGGAAATGGTACAGATTACAGTCCTACTTTTGGTAGTCAATATGGTGACACTGGTTATTTTGGAGGAGGAGGTGGTGGAGGATCTTTTTATCCTGGAAATCCAGTATCTTCTGGTGGCCTTGGAGGAGGTGGAGATTCTGATAGAAATAATCCATCTGGATCTTTAGATAATGCACAAGCAGGATTAGCAAACACTGGTGGTGGTGGAGGCGGTAGAACTGATGGAAACCCAGCTAGTGGAAAAGCAGGTGGTTCAGGAATAGTATTAGTTAAAGAGACAGATGCTCTTCAAAAAACTAGCGGTGTATGGAATTTAAGAGCTGTTTATACAGCTGTTAGAAATAATAATTGGACTAATTAGATTTTTGTAATTTTTTTAATTATATAATAATAGAAAGAAGTAATAATGAATTTTGAAAATGGTTTTTGGTATTTTGATAGAGTAATTCCAAAAAAACTTTGTGATGATATTATTAAACATGGTAATTCTAAAAAAGAAGAATTAGCACTTACTGGTGGATTAAAAAAAGATAATATAACAAAAAAAGAATTAACTGATTTAAAAAAAAAGAGAAATTCAAATGTTGTATGGTTAAATGATAAATGGATATACAATGAAATATTAAGATATGTTCATAATGCAAATAATAATGCTGGTTGGAATTTTGAATGGGATTGGGCAGAAGATTGTCAATTTACTAAATATAAAAAAGGTCAGTATTATGGCTGGCATCAAGACAGTTGGAATAAAAAATATGGAAAAGATAGAGGTGTAAATTTTGAAGGTAAAATTAGAAAATTATCTGTTACAATTAATTTAACAGAAGGTACAGAATACGAAGGTGGAAATTTACAATTTGATTTTAGTACACCAGAAAATAAAAATAATATTATAACAGCAAGTCAAGCTAGATCAAAAGGAACAGTAATAGTGTTTCCTTCTTATACATGGCATAGAGTAGAAGAAGTAACTAAAGGAACAAGATACAGCTTAGTTATCTGGTGTTGTGGAAAACCATTTAAATAATGGAAACAAAAATAATAGATAATTGGTTAGATAAAGATTTAGTTTTATATCTAGAAAATTATTTTTTATATAATTTTCCTCATTATTATGGACATAAATCAAATGATAAAGACAGTGAATCTTTTTATAATTCTGGTTTAAATCCTAATGATGCTTTAAATAATTTTTTATTTTATAAACTTAAAAAAACATTAAATAAAAATTTAAAATTAGAAAGAATGTATATAAACATACAACATCCTAATATGAACGGTTCTTTTCATACAGATGATGGAGATATGACTTGTTTATATATGGTTACTAAAACTAATAAAAATAGTGGTTACTTTGAAATTAAAAATGAAAATAAAATAAATTTTATACAAAATAGATTAATTTCTTTTGATGCTAAAAAAATGCACAGAGGACTTTCTCCAGATAACGGAGTTAGAATAACTTTAGCTTTTAAAACACATGTTTCTTAAAGAATATAAAATTACAGATGAGAAATATATTAATTCTTTGAAAGAAGAAGTTATTAAAAATATAGATAATACTTATAGTTATAAAACAAACGTACAAGGTAAAATGACTTATTGGAAATATTTTACTCATCAATCTGAAAATTTTCAAAAAATAAAAGATATTTTATTTGAATATCATTTATACGAAGCTTGGGGTAATATTTTAAATAAAGGAGATCACGTTGTAGAACATGATCATTCCGCTTTTCCCAAAAATATGCCAGTGTCAGCAAGTGGAGTTTTATATTTAACAGATATAGGTCCTGGTACATATTTTAAAGAATTTAATAAAAGTATAAAACCTGAAATAGGTAAAATAATAATTTTTGATCCTAAATATAGACACTCTGTAGAAAAATATGATAAAGATGAAAATAGAATTACAATAGCATTTAATGGAAGGATAAAAGAAAAATATGAATTTTAAAGATAAAAAATATAAAATAGTTAAATCTGCTATATCTAAAGAATTAGCTGATTTTGTTTATAGTTATTTTTGCATGAAAAGAAAAGTTGCTAGATTTCTATTTGATAATAGTTATCTTTCTCCTTTTAGATCAGAATTTGGTACATGGTCGGATGAACAAATACCAAACACTTATTCTCATTATGGTGATATTGCTATGGAAACTTTACTAGAAAAACTTTTGCCTTTAATGAAAAAAGAAACAGATTTGAATTTAATTCCTACTTATGCTTATGCAAGAATATATAAGAAAAACGATATATTACATAGACACAAAGATAGACCAAGTTGTGAGATATCTACCACTTTAAATTTAGGAGGAGATTTATGGCCTATATTTTTAGAGCCAGAAAAAAATGTTGGAGTACCTGGAGAAAATGGAATAACAGCAGAAAGTAATAATCCTGGTATTAAAATAGATTTAGAACCTGGAGATATGTTAATTTATTCAGGTTGTATATTTGAACATTGGAGAGAAACTTTTCAAGGAGAAAATTGTGGTCAAGTTTTTTTACATTATAATAATGTAGAAACTCAAGGTAAAAAAATATATATGATAGTAGACCTTTTTTTAGGATTACCAGCAGATTTTAAAAGTGATAATCAATAATTTATTTTCAACACCTTTAGCATTAATAGATTATCCTGAACATAATAATATTAAAGATATTTTAGTTAATCATTGTTTTAGTATAAAATTAAACACTAAAACAGGAGGAAAAAATTGGATATCTAGGAATTTATATAATACTTGTGATATTTATGATATTTTTGAAGATAATACTTTTCAACAATTAAATAATTGGGTAACAGAAAAAGCTAACGAATTTAAAAAACATTTAGGACAAAGTAAAAATATAAAACAATCAAAAGCTTGGTTTAACATATATAATAAAAACTCTTTTCAAGAATTTCATAATCATAATTTTAATTATATTTCTTGTATTTATTATCTAAAAGCAAATAAGGAAGACGCTAAAACAATATTTAAATCACCTTTAATAGAGAATATATATGATCCTGAATTAGATAGTAAAAATCCTTATACTTGGAAAACATTTAAAATTGATCCTTTAGAAGGAAGGCTTGTATTATTTAAATCTTCTTTAGAACATTGTGTAGAAAGTCAAAATATTGAAAATCCAAGAATTACCCTAGCTTATAATTACAAAATATAATAGTATTTTTAAATTTTTGTTATATAATATTTATTATTATGCCATTAACTCAATTGAATTTTCAACCTGGTTTAGACACTGAAAACACCGAAACTGGTGCGGAAGGTAGATGGACTGATTGTGATAAGATTAGATTTAGAAAAGGACTACCTCAAAAAATAGGAGGTTGGACTAAATATAGCGACAATTACTATGTAGGAAGACCCGCAGATATAGCTTCTTGGATTAGTTTAGATGGTAGCCGTTATCAATCAATAGGTACAGATAGAAAAGTCTATGCTTATTTATCTGGAACAGCTCAAGACATTACACCGATTAGACAATCTAATAGTTTAACATCTGTATTTACCACAACTGATACTAGCTCTAATGTTATAGTTAATCATACAGATCATGGAGCTATTTTAGGTGCTTTTATAACAATATCTAATGTATCAGCAAATGTAGGTGGAATTACAACTACAGATTTAGAAAATGAATTTGAAATAGTTTCTGTTAATAATACTGATGCTTATACTATTACTACTCCAGGTACAGCAACTTCTACAGTAACTGATTCTGCTAATGCTGACATATCATATCAAATAAATACAGGACCTAGTATACAAACTTTAGGTTATGGTTGGAGCTCTGGTACTTATTCAGCAGAAGCATGGAATGAACCACGTTCCACTTCTGAAGTTACACTAGATATGAGACAATGGTCGTTAAACAATTGGGGAGAAGATTTAATTTTAACTCAAAGAGATGGAGCTACTTACGAATGGGATGAATCAGCTGGTATGACCGACAATAGAGCTACACAAATTGCTAATGCTCCTACAGCTTCTACTTTATCAATAGTATCTACAGAAACTAGACATTTAATTTGCATGGGAACAGAGACAACTATTGGTGACACATCTACACAAGATAAATTATTTATAAGATGGTCAGATCAAGAAAATTATAATTTTTGGACTCCTAACGCTACTAACTCAGCAGGATCACAAAGAATTGCAGGTGGTAGTGAAATAAGATCAGCTATACCCGCAAAAGGTACTATTCTAGTATGGACAGATACATCACTTCAATCAATGTCTTTTATTGGTCCACCTTTTATATTTGGTTTTCGTCAACTCGGTAATGACTGTGGAACTCTTGGATTAAATAGTGCGATAGTAATAGATGACGTAGCTTATTGGATGTCCGATGGCCAATTCTTTAGATTTGCTGGTGCTGTTCAAGAAATACCTTGTCCTATATTAAATCATGTATTTGATGATATAAATAAAACTCAATATGCTCAAGTATATGCTGGACAAACTTCTGATTTCTCAGAAGTA